GTGATTGATACACCAGAAACTTGTGTAGAATGTATATTTTGTCAAGAATACAGTACAAAAAGTAGAGAATATGCATATTGCTATGTGACCAATGGGGATAGCGAAAATGACATAAAACTAATTGACTGTATATACGGATATCGTCAATCTAAACCCGATTGGTGTCCATTGATAGAATTACCTAAAAAGAAAAATTGGGGAGAAATATTTAATGGAAATGTTAAAGGTTGGAATGATTGTTTGAGAGAAATTACAGGTAGTCAAAAAATTAACAGTTGAAAGTTTACTTTCAACTCATAAAATGGAGGGATTTATATGAAAAAGCATATTGATGTAGATTTTAATTGCGGAATGACAATTGAAGAAGCTGTTAAATACTTACACCAGTTGTCATATAAAACTGGTAAGGATTATTGTGGAGCTTTTAATGGTAATACTTTAAGTTCTGATATGACAGTAGATGAAGCATATGTTAAATGTATTGGTAAAACATTTAAAGAATTTAAAGATGAAAAAGAAAAAATGAGACAAGATTTAATCAGGAGAGAAGAAGAACATAAAAAGAAAATTCCAGAACTAACAAAATATTGGATTAAAGAAGGACATAAAGTTTTATCACAAGACAAATGGGACGAATGGGATAGATGTGTACCTATCAGATTAGGTGATCTGTACAAAGGAATGGAGTTAGGTCAATGTTTAGATATTATTAAAACTGTTAAGGATAATTCTATTGTCGCAGGTATTGAAGTAATGAAGAATCAAGGTCACTCAGGAATGTCTTGGGGACTTATGAAATCTATGATTTATACATTTTGCGATTGTGGTAACGAATTTGTTGAAGCTTTAGATAATATGTAATTTTTCTAAGAGCATTTCTGCTCAAAATTCCATAAAAAATACAATTGAATAGAGGTGAGAGTAATAGTACACAAATCTAAAAGATTCACTAATACATGGTGGAGTTTATGTACTAACTATGAGGATTATCTTAACTTTGCAAAAGAAATGTATCAATGGAAAAGTGAAGATGCCATATTTGGCGGTGAGCAATTCCAAACAGACGCTTCATTATTTGATAGTGTGAGTTCTTGGATGGACACATTTGAAGTTCCATATATATTAGAAGATCCTAATGATAAGTACTCTGATGAGCATGAGATTAATAATCCATTGACTGATAAATACGAAATTAAAAATAAACCAGAAGAGAATGAATATCCAGTAGTGGTTTATATGTATAGAGTGCAAGGTTATTTTAATGTTGATTGGTTTATCATTAAAGAATTGGAAAGTGAGGATAAATAATGCCGACAGGATATACGTCTTATATTAAGGATGGGAAAATAACATCTGGTAAAGAATTTTTGAAGCTATGTACAAGAGCATTTGGAATTGCGATTGATTTAAAAGATGAATCTTTAGATGTTCCAACACCAAATCATTTTGAGCCACATCCTTATTATGAAAAAGCATACAAAGATTCTGTAGTGTCAAGAGAAAAAGCGTATAGCATGACTTTTGAAGAGGTAAAAGAAGATATAATATCTAAGTATCATGATAATAAGGGTAGGGCAGCAAAAATACTTGAAGAATATAAAGATGAAGATAAAAAGTACCTAAAAGTACGAGAAGAAGTTGAAAAATGGATTCCACCAACACCAGAACATCAAAATCTAAAGAAATTTTGTTTAGAACAAATTGATATGTCATTGAATACATCTTTATATGAATGGTGTGAAAAAGATATAAATAAGGAATTAGATACTTCTGATGATACAGTTAAGAAATATATTGATATTTTAAGAGATAATGCAGATGAAAAATTGAAAAGAGCATATAAACATTGGCAAGAAGAATTAAGGAGAGTAGAAGAAAAGAATCTATGGATGAAACAATTTTTAGATAGTTTGGAGGACATAAAATGGTAAATTTTGAAGAAAAATTTAATGATTTAATTCAGAAAAAGATTATCAATGACATTTCAAAACAGGATCTTATCAAAATTAATTATGATAATAGGTATGAAGTTCCATACGAAATCCTTAAAGAATGTTATGAAAAAATTGATATTGAAAAAGTAAAAGAGAAAATTATATCACGATTAGAAGAAGAAATGGCAGATAAGATTGTTAATAAAATGGTTACTGAATTTTCAAATGACATTAAACAGATTATGTGCAATCGTGAACTTAGAGAAGATTTGAGATATTATATGAGAACTAAAATTAAAGAAATCAATGATAAAGTGATGGGCTAGCATCACATGAAACAAACGTTTCAAGGAGGTGATTTAAATGTCAAAAACTTGTTTTATTATATTTTTTATAGCTTTGTGGATTATGAGTGGATTCATTTCTATTGTTTTTGCATACGCATATGATGTAAGAGGAGAAAAATATAATCCAAGTTATCTTGATGGAGAAATGAAATATATAATATTATTCTCTCTTGGTGGTTGTATGACATTAATAGTAACCATAGTTGTTTTTATATCTGTATGGATTGATAAACACAAACCAAAATCAAGATTACTTACAAAATTTATATATTGGTTGGCAAATATTGGAGTTAAGAAAGATGGTGATGATAAATGAAACGTGATCCAAAAGAAAGATTTATAAAAATACATATGGATTCTATTACTGTAAAGAAGATAAAACCTTTATTATTCTGGCACAAATGTGAAAAATGTAAGAAAGAATTTGTAAGAGAACCAATATATAGTTGTAGTTATTTGGATGATTTTTGGGAACATTACTATGAATATCATGGATGTTCTCATTGTTTTCAAGATAAGAATGAATTTGTAACATGGTTACAAGATACAGGAAGATTATACACAGAAGAATCATTAAAAAAACTATGTAAAGAGAGAAGTATTGGTGAATGAAAGCTACAGAGCTTATAAGAAAATTACAAAAAATCGGTTATGATGAGAATACTGAATTGACATTTAGCTGTGTGGATGGTGAAACAGGCGAATATTATGTTATTCCGTTTGAAGAAATCACATATGGTGAAGAATTAACAGGTGAACCATATGAAAATGATATCATTGATATTGAAGTAGATGTTGATTCAGTAGAAGAATATATCAAGGCAAAAACAGAAGTTGAATTAGAGAAACAAACACAAAGAGTAATTAAAGCATTGAAGAATTGTAGCTAATATGAAGACATATAAAAAGGTATTATTTTACAAAGAAGCGGAATCACCTCTTGCATGGAGAGGTGATCGTAAAGCAAAGACAAAAATTGAAGCTATTATGTGGTTTGATTTTAAAGAAGGATTAAGATTTTCGGTTGGAGCAGGAAATATTACTTCTTGTGAAAGAAACATTTTTAAAGCCATTTTGAGAGTTTTGGAACATGAATCTATTGGAATGGCAAAATATGATTGTTTGAAGGAAGATACTAGATCAAAAGGATTATGGAAGAAATTATAAAGAAAGAGGTAATAGAACATGAAGACAATCTATGAATTAAACGAAAAAGATATTGTAAGTGTTGTAGCTGAAAGATTTGATATTGAACCAGATCTTGTTACTGTATCATATAGAAGAATAACAAACAGCGAAGTAATAGACAAGCTAGTTATTAGAGTTACTATCAAAATGGAACAAGAAGTGGATGATGTAGTTTAATCCGATAAATTCTCGATTTCATGGAGTAAATAGATGGATAAAATATGGTACGCAGAGAGAATAAAAGAGTGTAAGAGTGTAAAACCAGAAATTGTAAGACTTTTAAAAGAAGAATTTAAAATTTCTGACAAAGATTTTGATTGTATTATGTATGACATTGAGTCGCAATATCATAGCACACCAGATACTTTATTGAGGATGGCAATTCTTAATAAATGTGCAAAACGTGGATATGATTATGAAGAATGTGAACATTATTTAGATTTAATAAGGACATCAGGTATTGAAAAATTATTTAATCAGTACACTAAAAAGAAGATTCTACATGAATATTTAGATGGTGATCCGATGATTTTTAATGGAGATATTTTGATTACTGATCCATGTTATATTATAAGAGAAGATAGCAAAGAAGATTGGAATATCTGTTGTTGCGGATATGATATGGAGAAATTAGGAATAAATCATTATATGACACGTGATACGTTATATGGAGATTGGTCTGGCATTACATTTAATTCTGATACCAAAGAACCTATCGGAAGATTTTGTGCAGATGCAGGTTTGGTATCTGTTATGTTACTTGATGAAGTATTGAAATATAATCCAGATTATGACTGTGATTTAAAAGAATCTTTTGCAGCAACTATAATCAGAGATTTCTATGGAACGGTTCAATTCGTTATTAGACAAGATGAAAGCAAAGAAGAATATTATCTTGAAGTGATAGGTCATGGGATTAATAAAGTAACAGATAAACCAATCAATTTTATTGGAAAACAAACAGGATTTTAGAGGTGTGGATATGAATATTGCATATAAAATACTAATCTTATTTACTATGATTTTCTGCCATATTGTAGATGATTATTATTTACAAGGATGGTTAGCATCTGCAAAGCAAAAAACATGGTGGGAACATAACGCACCAGAGAAATTATATAAATATGATTACCTAGCAGCGTTGTTTATGCATAGCTTTAGTTGGTCATTTATGATTATGCTACCACCAACAATTGTACTTATGGTAATTGGTGGAATATGGAAACCTGTATTATTAATTGTTAATTTATTGATACATATGTTTGTAGACAATTTGAAAGCTAATGAAAAGAAAATTAATTTAATTCAAGACCAAATGATCCACATTATTCAGGTTATTTTTACATGGTGGGTTTTAATTGGAATATTATGATGGGTGATGTTTTATGAATAAAAGAACACGTAAAAAGTGGTTAAAGAAGCAAGGATTATATGTCAATCCAAAAGAAACATGGAATCTGGATTACACAATTGCAAAGTTTGTGTTGCCAAGACTAAAATTATTCAAGAAATTAAATAACGGTTATCCAGGAAGAGAAGGAATGGAAACAGAAGAGAAATGGGATGAAGCATTAGATAAAATGATTTGGTCTTTTGAGCAAATTATAAATGATAATTCTTGTAATAATTATGGTGTTGATTTTGCACATGATCCTGATTGTATGAAGAAATATAGAGAAATAAGTGATAAAATTCACGAAGGACTGGAACTATTTGGTAAATGGTTTATGCATTTATGGTGGTGAGAAAATGAATAAGGCGATTTTTGACTTAAATAAAATCGTAGATGAAATTGTATCAATGACTAAGAAAAGGATTGATGTCTATATTGAAGAGAAACGAAAAGAATTAACAGAAGAACTAGAATTAAAGGAGATTGAAAAATTTATGAATGAACATGTAAAGTATGCAAGAAATATAAAGGTGATTGCGGTCATCATTTCAAAGATGATTTAGGACATATAGATTATGATATTCCATCTGAATATATATGTGATCAATATGGAAATTGTGTGTCTTTTGAAGAGACAAGAACAAAATATCAAATTGCACTTACAAATATATTGGAAAATGAATCAAAAATTAAAATGTATGTTAATACACAAATATTAATCGAAGCCCTAACAAGAGTAATAAACGAAGATAAGAAGTAACATAAAATATTTCTTTCATGTGATATATTAAATCACTAATATTTATGCGGTTTCAGCGTCCCAAAACCACATGATTCTATGTATTTTATCTATTTTATCTCTTTCAAAAGTCAGTAAAATCAATGATTTTCAAGACTACGATGAAAGAAATAATTGATCGAAGAAAGGAAAACATAGTCTCATGAGGTAAGCTGCGCAGCACTTTAGGGACGAAATATGGCATTAAACATTGGTTATTTAACATCGGATAAAGAAGATAATGAACTTTATTCGCCTTTTTATATAGTAGATCATATTATAAAATATTTGCCAAAGGACAAAATTATTTGGTGTCCGTTTGATGAAGAATGGTCTGCATTTTACGTCAGATTAAAAGAATGTGGATATAAAGTAATTAGAAGTTCATTAAAAGATAATCAAAATTTCTTTGAATATGAACCCGATCGGTGGGATATTATTGTATCTAACCCACCATTTTCTATAAAAGATAAAGTCTTAAATAGGCTATATTCATTTCACAAACCTTTTGCGATACTTCTTCCACTAAACTCTTTGCAAGGTAAAAGTAGATTCGAATATTTTAAACAAGGTATACAAGTTTTAAGCTTTGATTCAAGAGTTTGTTATCATAATAAGAAACATATGAACTCAGTGGTTAAAGGAAGCCCGTTTGCAACAGCATATTTTTGTAAAGATTTATTACCAAAAGATTTAATTATAGAACAATTACACGAATATGATAGACCATTACAATCTATTAAAGAAAGAAGAGAATAAATAAATGAAAATCAAAAACATTAAAAACGTAGAAACATTTTTAGAAGTGGTAAACGGATGTAAAGGAGAAGTGACATTAACATCTGTATATGGTGATAAATATAATCTTAAATCTGCACTAACTCAATATGTAGCAGTCGCAGCTCTGGTAGGAGATCATGGGGAAGAGTTAGAATTGTGGTGTACAGACAAAGATGATGAGAAGAGGTTCTTAAAAATGTTTAATGAACACCCAGAAATGCTCTAAAATAACATGAAATAGGCAAGAATTAAAGATGAAATTTTTTCAAGGTGTGGAAGGAGGTGAAAAACAGTGCATCCAAGCAAATTTTTCAATGAATGTGCGTTAAGGACAGGAATTGACACATTTGAAATATACGATAAAGAGCTAAAAGATAAACTATCTTCGGTTCATCCATTGAATTTTCTTAAAACGAAAATCACATTATCTGTGTACCAGATTGATTTAAGCTACATGACAGATAAAGGCAATTATAAAAATGTTACAAGATATGCGGTAATGGATTCAGAAGCAGATGATGAATATATGGATTTCTGGGCTGATATGTTTACAAGAGATTATAATAATAATCACCCTGAACATCAAATGATTGATTGTAAAATCAATAGCATAGAGAAAATTTGTGAAGCTGTGCTGCCGATTGGCTAGAATACGGCAATGTGTATTTAATACCTTTATTAGATAAAGGTTGTCACAATGATTTGTATGTCGGATCGTTGGTCTATATGAATCGAAAAAGTAATGTGATAGTGACGTAAAAAGACACTCACTAAGTATGGCTTTACCTCATACGAAACGAAATAATTTCGTGTGAGGAAAGTACATATTGCTGAGTAAAGCCAATAGTATAGAAGAATTATTAGAAAGTTGTCCTAAGAATCAAACAATTGGAGATAATCTGGTTAGGGCATGGTCAAAGATTAATAGCAGTAAGTATAAAAATATTTTATGTAGCATCTCAGGTGGTTCTGATAGTGATGTAATGCTAGACATTGTATGGAGATGCGATAAAGATAACAAAGTTACATATGTGTGGTTTGATACAGGTCTTGAGTATCAAGCTACAAAAGATCATTTGAAATATCTTGAAGAGAAATACAATATAGAGATTCATCCATATAAAGCAATTAAACCAATTCCTTCATCCTGTAAAACATATGGACAACCATTCATTTCTAAGCAAGTCAGCGAATTTATCCAACGATTACAAGCACATAATTTCAAATGGGAAGATGAAGATTTTGATATTTTGATGAAAAGATACCCAAAATGTAAGTCTGCTTTAGAATGGTGGTGCAATGTAAAAGGTAGTGGAAGTAGTTTCAATATTTCTCGCAATAAATATCTGAAAGAATTTATGATTGCAAATCCACCTACGTTTAAAATATCAAATAAATGTTGTAAATATGCTAAGAAAGATGTTGCTCATAAAATATTAAGAGAAGGAATTATTTTATGTGATTATTACAATGTGAAATTTGATTTACAGATTATTGGAATACGAAAAGCTGAAGGTGGCGCAAGAGCAACTGCGTATAAATCATGCTTTGATGAAACAGATACAGGATGTGATAATTATAGACCTTTATTCTGGTATAGAGATTCCGATAAGATTGATTATGAAAGAGCTTATTTTGTTGAGCATAGTGGGTGTTACACTGAATATGGATTAAAACGTACTGGATGCGCTGGTTGCCCCTTTGGTAGAGATTTTGAATATGAATTAGAAGTAATACAGAAATATGAACCGAAATTATTCAAAGCGGTGAATAATATATTTGGAGAATCTTATGAGTATACAAGAAGATACAGAGATTTTTGTAAACAGATGAAAGAGAAAGAAAGGAATCACAATGAAATGTGTAAGTAAGAAACAATATGAATGCATAAAATTAACAAAGGAAAATTTAAAAGAATTTTTAAGAATAGTTGAACCTTATCTTGATAGTAAATATGTCTTTATCCAAGATGATAATGATAAATATTGTCTTGTTAAACATTTTAAAGTGGAGAAATATTATTTTTACAATGATTGGTATGTTTTCGATTGGGACGAAGCAACGTGGGGACATTATACAGACGAAGAATTTAAAGAAGAATTTGAATTAGTGGAAGGATGTGATAAAAATAATAGTTTTAGATGACAAAAACTTTTGTGTAAAAGAAGTTGCAAATAAGGAAATACCATGTAGCAGTATTATTGTCATATATCCAATAGAATTTGTTAGTGATTCAGTATTGGAAGAAAATATTCCTAAAATGGTTTCAGTAGTTAGAGAATATATTAAAGAGTCTGAATCGTATTTAATGTTTAAAAATATGATAGGAAATGCTAGATGGGATTCAGAGAAACTTAAATATGGTGATATGGCATATAAGCACCAGAAAAAAGCAGATGAGCTAGCAGAAAAAATGAACAAAGGTATTAGTCCTTATTTTTGGTATGTTGGCAAAGTATCTGAGGATATAGTATTCAATGAAATTTCACGAAAAGTTGACTACGCAGTATGTTTAGAAAAGATTGAGAGGTAATCTACGATAGAAATTAAATTCAAAAATGGAAGTAAATTAGAGAATATAGAATCAAAAGATAGTAAACGTAGTTATCCAACAAGAATTAAATTTGAAGAATGGGAAACTACAACACAACCTAGTAGTAAAGAAATAGACAAGAATCGAATTTTATATTATCAGAAGCATCCAGAAGAGTTTCTTGAGCTGATGGGACATGATTTACATTTGTACTGGTATCAGAAACTATTGTTAAAACTTTTAGCAAAAATTGGGAGGTAAACTATGAATTTTGCAAGCGCATTATTTTCACTTAAAAGAGGGCATAAGATCAAGAGGAAACATTGGACAGGTTGGTGGGAACTGGATGGTAATGAAGTCATGATGTATTGTCATGATGGTAGAGTTATCAATATCAGAGATTCAGAGGATATTACATATACTATTGAAAACATGGCATGTGATGATTGGACTATTGCTGATAATTGTGGAGTAAAGGGAGAAATTTAGATCAGATGAAAGTTCCCTTTCATCGTAAAAATTACGTCTTTTGAGGTGTATTTTTGACCAAAATATGCCTTAAAAGACACATATGAGGTGATAAATGAATGAATAATGTTAAAGTTACAAAGCAATTTGTAGAATATTCAAAGGAATTAGCAGAAGATATTCTTGGATATAATAGATGTTTTCATTATGGTCATATGGATAACGGAACAAATAGAAAACTAATATATCATATCAAACGTTGTGAGAAACTTTTATCAGAAACGGAGAAATAAATTATGATGCAAGCAGTTGAAGTATTGTTGTGCTTTAATAGAAATTATATGACAACATATAATTTTAATACAGATGAAATATTTCAGTCACCAAATAAAAGTGTAAGATTTACTTCATCACAAATAGAAGCTGTACAAACTTGTATTCCACCAGAAACAAGAGCGTTTATATTAATACCGAATCATCAATATAAGACTTTTGAAGAGTTAGTATATCATTCAATTTTAAAAAATCCTGAAATGTTTGGAAGAAATTGTGTGAAAGGTGTTGAAAGTTATATGCGTTTTCATGGATTAAATGAATTACCAGATTATTCAATTAAGTTTAAACAATGTTTTTATTGAATAACGGAGGATGTATGAGAGGTAAACGATCAGAATTAAAATTTGTAGATGATTCATTTGACAATTGGTGCATTGAACATGAAGAAGAAATAAATGAGATTTTACAGCCATTTATTAAAATGCCTAGTAAAACTAGAGAGATTAAAAATCCGTCTATTTATGTATCATCAAAAAAGGAGTTATATGATTAGAACAGAAAAAGTAAATACATATCAAGTAGTTTCTAAAATTCTTCCACCATATCTGGTTAAGAATCTCACAGAAGATGAGCGTATTTGCCCTGAATGCAATGGATTGGGATTAAAGGTAAATGACAACATATATGGGATCAAGGGAGATACATCTGAGTTAGGCAGAAAATATATGTTTCCATACAAACATCAGTCGTTATCATTTTGCCAAAGTTGTTACAATGGGGTGCAACGGTTATGCCCTTATTGTGGTAAGCCATACAAACGACAATCATATTTACATTGTGAATGTGATGGACAAAGGCAAGCAGATAGAGAAAAGAAATTAAAAGAATGGAAGAAAATAATTAAAAATGCAGTAGAAGTAAAAGAATCAGAAGTAACTACAATGCTTTATTGTGAAGAAAACGGTGAATTTTATGATACTGTTGATGATTTCTTTGAAGCTTATACTTGGCACGAAAATGATTTTGATGTAAGACCTTCTCGATTATGGGTAACAACGGAAGAAAGTATACACATGGATGCAAATAATCTTATTGAATATGCTTGTAGCGATTTGCACGAAGATGCATTTGAGCAGTGTGATACAGATGGATTACAGAAATTACTGGATAAATGGTGCAAAGAACAAACAGGAACAAGCACATATTATCCATGTTACAAAGAATATGTGATTATACATTGGGAGAATTATTGATATGATTTTGATTGAAGGTAATTGGGAAGAAGTCAATGATCTTCAAGATGCTGCTTGTCTTGTAAGAAGTTATTACAATTCGGATTTGGCGGATGAGATTGAGAAGCTAACACCGATACATAGCGATGAAGAATATCAGGAATTGTTAGATAAAGTTTATGATTTAGAAAAAGAAAATGAAGATTTGCAAGATGAAAATAATGCTCTTGATTTGCAGAATGATGAGTTGAGAGAAGAAATTGAGAAGTTGGAGGATACATTACATGAAATCGAATAGGACAAATACAAAAGAAAATGAAGTCATGATGATAGTAGAAAGTATTAATACATATAAGAAAGTATTAGGAGATACAGAGGTAAATGTTTGTACTGGTATGACAGAATCCGAAAAGAAAGCGTATAAATTAGGTATTTATAATTCATTTGCTGTAATTAATGATTTTCTTGACCAGAATTTAAACGAAGATGTACCTCATTATACAGTATTATTGCGTGATGATATTAAATCAGAAGAGTTTACAATTGATGATTTTAAGAAATGGATAAAATCAAGAGAGCATGGATGTGTCTGAAATTTTCATTTCATGAAAGGAGAAAAGCCATAATATATGATATATCCAACATCAACTGAAAAGCAGAATATAAAATTCCTGCTTAACAAATATAAAGATATAATTAGAAATGATGATGGTTCATTTAGATTAGATCATCGTTGTATTCCTGGTTATAATGATAGTTGTGTCAAGTTTGTAGACACAGGTGTACATAATCATAATGAATTTGAACATGACTGCTATAAATGCAAATATTGTGAATTAAATCATCCGTTCAACATATGCTCTATGAGAACAAATCTTGAAAATATTCAATCGAATATCACATTTCCCACACATTATGTTGCTAATTGTGACGCATATAATCCAATAGAATATCTCAATATCATTCATGATAAAAATGAAATGATTAACTTCATAGAAATGGTTCAACAATATTTTGGTAATCCTGAATATTGCGAAAAATATTTCGGATTTAGCCCAAATGTAGATGATGATACAGGAGAAGTTTTAGAAACAATTAGAGAATATTATGATCGTGGTGGAGAATTTGCTAATATACCAGACAAATACCCATGTGTGATTTATTTTCCGATTGATAATATAAATATTCATGAGAAATTAAAATGGGTTTATATAGGAGAATCAGTATGAAGAATACGTTAATTATTAGTGCTTATACTTGTTGCGGTAAAACATATGCAAGTGAACACATCAAAGATTATAATATATTGGATGTAAATATTTATGATTTTAAGACAATAAAGCGATTACCAAATGAAGAAGAAATTGAAAAAGAACGTCAATGGTGGGAATCAAGCCTGCATTTTATGTCTACAGAAGCACATCTAAATCAATTCAAACAACAAATTATTAGTGTTGATAATCCAAATTTCCCAAATAATTTTATTCAATATATAAAAGAGAATATAGGTAAAGTAGACGTTGTTTTTGTGGATAGCGACATTAGAATCAGACAATGGCTTAACGAAGCAAAAATTAAATTTGTAACGGTATATCCTTGGAATAGTTGTTTACCAGAATGGATTGGACGAATGTATTTACAAGATTATCCTGATATTATTATCAGAAACAAAATTAATGGATGGTATCATGAGATATATCCTGTTAAAGAGCCATATGGAGATCAATTATTTCGATTGTCTTGCGGAAAATACATTAATGAGAGATTAATTGATGATTGTTTTATTTTAGGTTATGGAGTAAATGGAGGAAAACAATGAAAGTAATTCAAAATAATTATAAAAATCAACCCAGGAATCCGCATCAACTACCAGAGCAAACTAAACTCAGAGTAGAAAAAGTAAAAATAAAATGTGGAAATTGCGGATCTATTCTTGAAGTATCAAGAGAAGATACTCATATAGGATATCTAGGATTGCCATATGTAACCTGTCCATGTTGCAATTATGAGATGGATGTTGAAGAATTTGAAGATGATGCTATTGATATTTGTGCGTCAAATGTAAAATATCCGACTCATTTTACTGTATCAAGCAAAGAGTTTAAAGCTATTGAAATTTCAGATGAAGAAATTAATAAATGGATTCAGCAAGGAATTGAATATTTTAGAGAAAACCCAGAAGAATATTCCTATTTTATGGGTTCTGGTAACAGTATGGTACATATGTACAAATTCGATGAAGATAAAGAATACTATGTTATAGTGTCAAAAGATTATGAATCAGGTGAAATTGAGTTTGAGAAAGAAGATTATAGGACTAATTAAAACTCTGATTTCATGGAGAGGCGGAGAACATTATGAGTATAAAGAAAGATTTTGAGATTCTTGCTAAAAAATTAGACAACTGTGAATTGCTTACAGATGATGAATTCAATGTATTCAATGAAGACATGATGCTACTACAAGATGCTTTTATTGGAGCATTAGCCACAAAAGATATTACTGAAATGGAACGCTTGTTAGATAACATGAAAGAACTTGCGTATAGAATGAAGAATACATTAAAGAGAATGGAATCAATAGAATCACCAGATGTATTAGCATCGAAATTTGTAGCAATTCATAATATTTTTGAGAAGATTTTGACAATGAATAAGTGATGTACATGTTAGAAAGGTGGTGATAAATATATGTGGGTTATATTTTTGTTAAGTGCTATTGGATTTGCAATTGGCGCACTTATCATATTTTCAATTGGATGGCTAGTAATCCATAAAATTGAAATGCACATTAATCGTCAAGATGAAAGTTTTGATATTGAAAAAGAAGTTTATAAAGAGATTAAAAATCAAATGAAGAAAGGTGATAAATAATATGAAGAATTTAGTAGTAGGTTTAGTAGCAGCGGTAGCAATCATTGGTGGAGGATTTACAGTAACACATGTAGATTTAATTCCAACTGGTAAAGTCGGGATCACGTACAACTACAAGGATGGTGTAAAAGATGAACTTCTTAAACCAGGCGCACATTTTATTCCACCAATGAACAAAGTTAAGGAATTTTCAACAAGTAACGAAATTATTGTATTGTCAAAAGATAGGCGAGATGGTAGTAAAGATGATGATTCATTTAAAGTTGCGACTTCTGACGATGCTAGTATTCCAATTAGTTTCCAAATGACATACCGATATATTGAAGATCAAGTGATTGATACATATAAGAAATTTAAAGGCATGGATGGAGAAGATATTGTAGAGAATCGTGTAAAAACTGTTCTTAAATCTAAAATTTCTGAGGTTACAACAGATTATTCTATGATGGATATTTATTCTGGTAATCGTGCGCAACTCAATGAAGTTCTTACTGAGTATCTAAATAAAGACTTTTCTAAGAAATATGGTATTGAAGTCCTTGATGCGTCTATTATTGATGTTCATCCTGATAAAAAATTAAAAAAGGCAATTGATAATCGTGTTACCGCATTACAGGAAAAACAACAGGCTCAAGCTGAACAGGAGAAAGTAAAAGTACAGAAACAGACTGAACAGTTACAAGCCGAAGCGGATGCAAATATTGAAATTACAAAGGCACAAGCAGATGCAAAGAAAACAAAAATTAAAGCAGAAGCAGATGCGGAAAAGACTAGAATTGCATCCGAAGCACAAGCAAAGGCAAATAAAGAGCTGAGTTCTTCTATTACGGATGAGCTTATTAGAATGAAAGAAGCAGAAGCGCATTATAAAAATGGATGGGTTACTGTACAAGGTGCAGGTACAACCGTAGTAGATGCAACAGAGAAATAAATAGTGTAGACATGGTGTGATTCTATGTGTAGAAATATAGAATGGTAGGGTTCAAGTCCCTACCTACACATTCAATTAAATAGGAAAGGGGAATAATTATGGCAAATGTACCGCCAAAGGATAAGAGATTTGAAAGTGGTGAAATCGTATTTTGGTGTCATCAATGTGGACATGAATATTCAGTTCATTATGGAATAGTAGATGAACAGTATAAATTTGATGTTTATATTGACTATCTTGCACCAAGAGAACGTAGAAGAATCTATTCAGACTATGTAAAAGGCGTTCCAATTGATGAATTTGACACCGAACAAAGGTTTCATAAACTTCCTAAGAATTGGAGTTATGATACAAAGCTATTTGAAATTAAACAAGATCCATTAACACAAGAAGAAATTAATTTTAAATTAGATATTAATAAACCAGAAACATTAAAAGAAGCATATGATAAAGGATTCTTAGTGAAACGTGCGAAAATCTTTCATGGTTCTATTGAATCTGAGATTACAAAAGATGGTTGGAGAATACATAAAGGGTATCCGCAAGATTGGGGAATCAATAGAACTCCAAATTATACTACCGTAACCTGTTCAAAAGTGTATCGTACATATGATGAAGCACAGAAAGAAGTAGATGAACATATTGAGGAATACAAACGTTAAGCTGCTTTATCTGATTATGATTGGTCTATTGAACAGATTGACAAGGTGTTAGGTTATTATAAGAACATTTATGATTTGACGGATAGTGAAGTAAGACAGTATCGTGATTGGATATTATCACAGGACGATATAGAGAATATAGAATTAAGAATCCATTTTGGTAATCTCGAATGGCGAGACTGGGAGAGACATAAGAAATGGCATGGTATAGAAACTAATATGTGAGGTGGATTATGAGGAATATAGATAGATTTAGAGCAATGTCACTTGAAGAACTTTCACCATATTTAGTAAAAAAGATTTATGTTGGTGAAATTGCTTATTGGTATAGTCCAAGTGGATACATTTTTGAAAATTATGATGCTGCGATTGAAAATTGTATTCATTGGTTAGATAAAGAATATCATAAGGAGAATTAAAAGATAAGAGTAAATAAATTCTGAATTTCATAGGAGAAATAAAATTGAATAAAGAAATTAATGAAATGTATTTAATGAATGGTGATAAACCGATTATGCAAATTAATAATATTCAAGATGGTGATTTGAGATATGAATATAATACAAAATATACATCACGATTAGATAAATATGATGATTCATTTTGCATTGATGTATCTGAACCTACTGATTATCAAAAGATATATAAAGCTTTTGGTGTTGATAAATTTAAGATTCCTGATAAATATGATATTAAAGTTTCAAAACTTATTCCATGTAAATGGCATAAAAAGAAGAGAATTAATAAAAAGATGCTAAAGAAACATGGACATCCAAATTATGTTCATAAGTTTGAAACTGTAAAAGGGTGGAGGTTACATTCATATACAAATGGAGAATTTGAATTTGTAAAGGATGGCGATAAGTTATGAAAGATATTAAAATTGCAAAATTTGTAGAATTAATCATTAAAGGCGAAACAGCAATCGAAGCTGCGAGAGAATCCGGTATATCACATTTACTAATGGATGAAGTATTGACAGAATTATCAAAAGAAGATTATGAATCAGATTGGGATAAATTAGCAAAAGCGATTATGGGAGGATGTGTATGATCAAAAATGAAAAAGATAGTGTTTATCTAATCACGCATTCATACGGAGAAGTAATAGATGGAATTACATATGATGAAGCTTCGGCAAAGTATTTTGTCGATAAAATGAATGAGAAATATAAATTATCTATGAGGTGCTTTGAGTGTCGTAAAGATTGGTTTGAAAAAGGGAAAGAAACTTGTGATAACGCAGAAATTCATTTCAATAGTGATGGTCATGGGAGTAGATGCACAGTATTTTGTGTAAATGATGTAAATGACAAATTGAATAAAAGTTATATCGAATCACCATATGAGTATCATTATCAGAAAGTTGATGTATTGGATATAAAGAAAATGTTAGGAGAATAAATAAATGGCAAAGAAAAATTATATGAAAGAACTTCTTGAGCAATACGGTAGGCTTAATACAAGTTACCGAAGTAGTTTTTGTCAAGGTGATATTGTTCAACATTTTAAAAGAGAAACAATAAATACAGTAAATTCACAAAATGAATATCTTTATAAAATCTTATGTATTGCAAAGCATACAGAAAAAGATGAATATATGGTTGTGTACCAAGCGTTATATGGACAGTTTGAAATCTATGTAAGACCTTATAAGATGTTCATGAGTGAAGTAGATCATAAGAAATATCCTGAGATTAAACAGAAATATAGATTTGTGTTATGGGATGGAGAATAAATGAATGGCATGTGAGAAATATACAAATTGTGAATATTGCGGGAAAGATTATCACTGTCCATATGATCACATGGGAGATGGAAGTCCCTGGTGTAGAGAATTTCAATGTACAGTAGATAATTGTAAAAGATATGAGTGTATCTCATATGAAGAAGAACTATTTGAGATGAGAGGATATTGAAAGGAGAACAAATACATATGAAATATAGTAAAAATATTACAATTCAAAAATTCATAGAACAGTTGATTGATGTATTGAAATATGAAAATACATATAGAGAACCAAATGGCAAAAAGCTTGATATCCCGTTTTTAGTATCTGTGTTGTGGCAAGATTTAACGAATAACTATGAATGTTATAATGAATTTTGTTCTGATTTAAGAGATTGTGATAATTATGATATTGTAATTGGAGAAGATAATTATTGTATCTGTAAAGTAAATGTATTTCTTTACAATGAAGATGATGATTTGAAATGTGTAGGAGAATCAGATTTCAGATATGAAATTACATTCAGTTATGATGAACGTAATTGGGAATATTGTCAATGTAGTCCTGGTGATCCAGATTATAGAGAAGATAAACATTGTTGTGGACATGGATGTGATTGGGAAGCTCCAAGTGTCGAAGTTAGAAAAAGTTTTCTTGTATCGAATCACTCATGGAGTGGTGATGAACATGATTATTGGGACTTTGAAGATAAGTTTTATGCGAATGATAAAGAAGAAAATGACAAGAAATTATTAGCAGAAAGAGAATACAAGATTAGAAATCTTAAAGAAACCATTGAAAACGCTCAGAAAGAACTTAAAAAGTTAGAGAATTTATAGATAAAACTTTCGTTTTAAGTTAGAGAATAAATAGGTAGGAGGTGAGGCATTATGAAACCGATTATTAGTCCTTGGTTGATTTATTTTGCTAGTAGAGCAGATAATCTAACGACATTTTTTGGAGTGATCACAGGAATATGCGGATCTATTGCTATATGTACTTTCTTTGCCGGATTAGCCGGATATAACGAACCATTTAAGTTTAGAAAAACTATTAGCAAATTAATTATCGGATGTGTTGTAATGACTATCATTACAATCATGACACCTAATACAGAAACAATATATACGATGGCAGTTGTAAATGAAATCACACCAGATAATATTCAAACAATTGGCAAAACTGGTAAAGATGTAGTTGATTATATCACAGATCAGATTGACAAAGTTATAAATGAGAATGATGAAAAGGAGAATAAATGATTAATGTAGCAGAAGATATTGTTAAAATTATGAAATATGACAAATCACATAATTTTAAAGTTGTAGTTGAACCAAATGGAATTACAGTATCGCTTAGTGAAGGAAGTTTTGATGATGTTTGTGATATTCCAATAAAATATGATTGCTCAGACGGAATATATATTGATAATGAAAAGCAAAAGGGAGTAATTGGTATTTGCGACATTAATATTGTTAAAGATATTATGGAATATCTTGAAAAGCATATGGATGAACTTGATGAGTTATGTACTCAATGTGATTGGTCAGGTAGACAGGAAGAAAATTAAAATCCAAATTTCATCGGAGAAAAGGAGAACGATATTTATGAAGACATTAAAAGAAACAGTGGAAATGATGAATAGCGCAGATTACAAAGAAAGATTTATTGCAGAATATGAACAGCTTGTAATTAGATATACAGGTCTTAAAAATATGTTAGAGAAATGGGATAAAGGAGAATTAAACTTTAAACCTACATGTCCAAGAAGTACATATAATATGCAGATTAAGGCTATGACAGATTATATTGCTGTTCTCGAAGCTAGAGCAGTTATGGAAAATGTAGAGTTATAAAAGAATAATTTGTTAGAGAGTATAAAGTATGAATGATAACTATAAAAAATGGAATGAAATGATTTGTCAAATGATTGACAAAAATTATAATGTAGAATGCACTGGATGTCGAGATGATATTATGTTTAATCATAATTTTATTAATTCGACAAAAGACATAATGTTTTATAGAAGATATAAAAATGTAAAGCTAATACATATTATGGGATTATTTGAACAGTTTCATTTTCAAACAGAAGATGGTGAGTTATTAATACTTCCAGGACGATACATTATTTCAATTTTGCCAGTAAAAAATAAAGAGAAATAAATCTTATAGATTCAATCGAATCAAATTTTCCAAATAAATCGAAATTGAATAGAGAAATAAAAAATGGGTGGTTAGCAGCATACCCTTGGGATTTTGTACCCATAAATCACTGTTGACATAGAATTTTATCATAGATTTAATTCCATGTTGCTACACTCAAATATGAGTGTGTTCACATAAATGTTATTACATGTTAAAAACAAAAAAAATAAAAATCACAGGAGGATTTAAAACTATGGCTTTTAAAGTACAAAAAGCAGTAAGAGAAAAAATTTATACAAAGGTGGCACTTATGGCACCGTCAGGTGGTGGAAAAACATATTCTGCATTAAGATTAGCCACTGGAATGCGTGAAGAACTCGAAAAAATCACTGGAAAACCTTGCAGAATTTTACTTGCTAATACAGAGGGTGCAAGAGGTAGGTATTATGCGAATGAATTTGATTATGACATTGTTGATCTTGTAGAACCTTTTAACCCAGAACAGTTTTCTGATGTAATTGATTTTGCAGTCGAAGAAAAATATGACATCTTAATTATGGATAGTACATCACCTGAATGGGATGGTAAAGGTGGTTGTCTTGAGTTACAGCAAAAAGCTGGTGGAACATATCAGGCATGGGCGAAAGTAACTCCAAGACATGATGCATTTATCAATAAGCTTGCTACAAGCCCAATTCATTTAATCGCAACTATGAGAGGAAAAGATCAGTACGAAATTGAAAAAGATGATAGAGGTAAAACAAGTGTTAAAAAACTTGGAGTAGGAGCAAAACAGAGAGATGGGTTTGAATATGAATTTACTTGTACATTTACAGTAGATCAAAAAACTCATATGGCTGAACCTCAGAAAGACAATACTCATATTTTTGAGAATGATAATGCAACATTACTTACAGAATCTCACGGACAGAAAATTATCAAGTGGGCTAATACATCGGATATTGAACCGACAAGACCTAAATTTACAGCATCTACGGCTCAAAACGTAGAAGATGATATTATTTCCATCAAAAAAGAAATTATCTCTTTTTGCACAAAACTTGGTGGTACAAAAAATACAGAATTAATGAATGTTCTGAAAGAATATGTTCCAAGTGGCAACCCAAATGCAATTAAAGATTTAGAAGCAGCAAAAGAATGTTTATCAAAAGTAAAAGAAATCAAACCAGTACAGGCGTAATTATAGGAGGAAAATATAATGAATAAGGTAATTTTAATGGGAAGAATGACAAGAGATGCAGAAGTAAGATACACACAGGGAGAAAATTCATCCGCAGTTGCGAGATTTACTCTGGCTGTAGATCGAAGATTCAAAAGACAGGGTGATGAACAGACTGCCGATTTCATTAGCTGTGTGGCTTTTGGGAAAACCGCAGAATTTATTGAAAAATATGGACATCAGGGTACGAAGTTTGTTGTAGAAGGACGTATTCAAACTGGAAGTTATACAAACAAAGATGGAATTAAGGTTTATACAACTGATGTCATTGTAGAACAGGTAGAATTTGCAGAAAGCAAAAATTCTTCTGAAAACTCTACAAGTAATATCAATAAAACACCTGCTCCTGGAAGTGATAAATTCATGAGTATTCCAGATGGTATTGAGGAAGAACTTCCATTTAACTAAAAGAGGTAGATATGGCAGGTAAAGAAGAAAAAGAATATATCTGCGCATATAAATATTGTTTACACCACGGGGACAGAGTTAAAGACTCTGAATCCGTGGTTATTAATAGGAAACATTATCATTGGGATTGTGCAGGTATGAAACAAGAGATTACTGATTGTGTCAATACATACATGAGCTATATAGAAGATAAGACAAAATATCCTATTGCTTATAGAGCAATAAACACAATGGTTTTTAAAAATAGAGTCCCTATAGAATACATTAGGAAAAATATTGAGTCGTCAAAATTGTATTATTCTCAAAAACCAGTGCAAGTTTTGTATGGCATCAGAAAGTTATTTTATGAGCAAGAATTTAAAGTATAGGTGGTGAGTAGATGCTAATTGATAAAAAAGACATTGAAAAAGCGAAAGAAAAGCTAGGTGACAAAAACGCTTTTTTAATAGCAGATTTGCTTGAACTGGATAATTTTGATGAAAAAAATTTAAAGGCATGTTGTCCATATCATAATGAAGATACTGCAAGCTTTATTTACAATAAAAGGAATTATACTTTTCATTGTTTCGGGTGTAATAAAACAGTTGATATCATTGATGTTTTAATGGAAAAAGGAAATACATTTTTAGAAGCGGCAAAATATTTATTTGATAAAGCAAATGTTGAATATAGCTTTGGAGAAAAAGATGTAAAAACTAGAAGAAACTATAGATATCCACACGAAGAACCGTTAAATGGTAAAACAAATGTCCTTGAATATTGGGGCAAACGAGGAATTTCAAAGAATGTAATTGATTATCTTGACATCAGAGAAGACTTACATGGAAATGGAGTATTTAATTTCTATGACACAAATGATGTTCTAACAATGGTCAAATATAGACCTGCAAGAACAATAGAAAAACATTCAGGGCAACCGAAAACATGGTGTCAAAAAGACTCTGATACATCGGCTTTATTATTCAACATGAATAGAGTCAATACATCAAAGCCATTGTTAATTACAGAAGGTGAAACGGATTGTGCAAGCGCTATTGAGGCAGGGTATATTAACACTGTAAGTGTTCCTCTTGGTGCAGGAAATCTTCATTGGATTGAAGAAAACTGGGATTGGTTAAACAATTTTGATTCAATTATTATCTGGTCTGATAATGATGAAGCAGGTATTAAAATGAGGAAAGAGTGTATTTATCGTTTAGGAACATGGAGAACAAAATATATAACAGCACCAGAATATTTTGAAAAAGAGAATGGTAAAAAAGTTCCAATAAAAGATATTAATGATTGTTTACAAATAGGTGGTAAAAATTTTGTGATGAATCTCATTTCAGATGCAAAAGATGTTCCAGTAAAAAGTGTTGTTGATTATTCTGAAATTGAGGAACTTGATATTTCTCAAATGGATGGAGTTAAGACAGGAATCAAACCATTGGATGAAGAATTATTGAAAATCTTCTATGGAACATTAACTGTTCTATCTGGAAGACCTGGCAGTGGAAAAACTTCAATTATAGATCAGACAATTGCAAGAACAATAGATAATGGCAACCCTGTATTTTTGTTTTCAAAAGAAATGCCTGAAAGAATGTCTGCTAATTGGTTCAATACAATTATCGCTGGTAGAAGAAATATGGTTGAAAAAACAAGTAGAGACAATCGAAAATATTACATAGTACCTCAATCTATTCAAAAAAAGATGCAAACGTATTACAACAAAAAATTGTTTATCTATAGAGATGATGAACCTAATGATGTTGATTCAGTTTTGAAATCAGCAGAAGAATGCGTAAGAAAGTTTGGATGTAAATTGATTGTGCTTGATAACCTTATGATGATTGACCTGAATTGTGCAGAGAGTGATAAAAATACGGCTCAAACAAATTTAATTAATTCTTTGATTAAGTTTGCTGCAAAATTTAATGTAGCAGTAGTTTTGATTGCTCACCCAAGAAAAACACAAGATACCAATTCTGACATTGAAATGTATGACATATCTGGAACTTCTAATATTATTAATCTTGCTATGAGATCCATAGGTTTAAGAAGAGTTTCCAAAAAAGAAAAAGCTGATGCAAAATCAAAATGGCATAATTTTGATGTAGTGCTTACGGTAATTAAAGATAGATTATTAGGAAAAGCGGATTTCCAAATGGGTTTATGGTATGACTTAACTTCTCGAAGGTTTTATACGGACTATGAAGAATATGATGCTCAATTTGCTTGGGATAGTGACATATATACAGATAAATTACCATATATAGATAGGTCTGTAGATAATACATTTCCAGACCAATAAGGAGACGGATTATTATGATGGATGAAGAACTGGATTTTTTGCTTGGAACAATGCAATGGTCATTTTCAAGATTAAACTCATATTATAATTGCCCATACGAATGGAAATTACATTATCTCGAATGTAATAAATCTGAAAATGGATTTTTTGGTGAATACGGTTCACTTGTTCATAAAATCCTTGAAAAGTATGAAAAAGGTGAACTTTCATTATTTGAATTAAATGAATATTATGAGGAACATTTTAATCAAGACGTTCCTCATAATGCTCCACCAAATAAATTCGTAGACATTAGGCAGTCTTATTATGATAAAGGTATTGATTATTTCGATAATATTGATTTAGATTTGAAGAATTATGAGATTCTTGGTGTCGAAGAAAAAGTTGAATTTACTATTAATAGAAAGGATTTTATAGGATATATAGATTTACTTGTTAAAGATAAAAAAACGAATGAGATTATTATTATAGATCATAAATCGGCAAGTTTAAAAATTTTAAAAAACGGTAAAATTAGCAAATCTGATCAACAACATTTCTTAGAATTTAAACGACAACTCTATTTATATTCAATCCCAGTGATAAAAAAATATGGTTCAGTATCAAAACTGAAATGGAATATGTTCAAAGATCAAAAATGGATAGAGATTCCTTGGTCTAAGGAAGAATATAACGAAGCTATCCAATGGGCGAAAGATACACTTAGTCTCATTGAAAAAGAAAATGAATGGAATCCAAATCCAGATTATTATTATTGCCATTATTTGTGTGGTCAACGTAATCATGCTTGTGAATATAAACCAAAGCCTACTGGTAAAAAACAACAAGAAGATAATAGACAATATAACCCAGAAACGGACACGTATGAGTAGGAGATATTATGCAAAATTATCATAAACACACATCTTATAGTAATGTTTTAGTTACTGATTGTGCTGCATCATATGAGGAATATATACAAAGAGCAGTAGAATTAGGGCAAAATGTAATATCAAGCGTAGAACATGGTTATCAAGGAAATTATTACGTTCCATACGAATTGGTGCAAAAGCATAATGATAAGCTTTTGAAAGATGTAGAATCTGGATTATTAACCAAAGAACAGTTTGAAAAGAAGAAACTTAAATTTGTGTTTGGAGCAGAAGCATATTGGGTAAAAGATAGATTAGCGGAATATTCCAAAATAGATAAAAAAACAGGTAAAGAAATTCCGAATGAATTTGTCAAAGATAGAACTAATTGCCATATAATTTTATTAGCTAAAAATGAAGATGGACGTAGAGATATTAATGAAATTCTTTCTGTTGCAAGTATAGATGGGTTTTATGGACAACCAAGAATTGACATCAATCTTTTATTACATGTAAAACCTGAAAATATCATGGTAACAACTGCTTGCTTGAAATATTGGGCTTACAACGACATTGATGAGATTACAGAAAAATTATATAGGCATTTTAAAGATAATTTCTTTTTGGAGATTCAGTATCATAATACCGATATTCAAAAGAAAATAAATAAAAGAATAATTGATTTGCATGATAAATTTGGAATTAAATTAATTCTTGGTTGTGATAGTCATTATATATATCCAGATCAATATAAGGAAAGAGATAATTATTTAGAAGCAAGAGGTATCATATACGATGAAGATGAACAAGGATGGTATATGGATTACCCTGATGAGCAAGAAGCTCGTAGAAGACTAAAAGAACAAGGCATTTTAACCGATGAACAAATTGATGAATGTATTAAAAATACAGATATTCTTTTAGATTTTGATGATATTGTTTTAAATAAAAACATAAAGCTTCCTAAAAATTATCTGTTTAATGGTGAATGGGTAGGAGATAAATCACAAGAATGGAGAGATACAACATTACATAATTTGGTGTATTCAAAATGGAATGAAATTAAAAATACTGTATCACCAGAGAGATATAAAGAATATAAAGATGGAATTGAGTATGAATTAAATGCAATTATTGATACAAAAATGGCTGATTATTTCCTCATAGATTATGAGCTTGTTAAAACTGGCGTTGAGAATGGAGGAATTATTACAAAAACAGGAAGAGGAAGTGGCGTATCTTATTATGTTAATTCATTATTAGGTTTCAGCAACATTGATAGATTTATTTCTCCTGTAAAGTTATATCCAGATAGATTTATTTCAAAAACGAGAATTTTAAAGACAAAGAGTTTACCGGATTTAGATTTGAATTTAGGTACTCCTGAGATTTTTGCGGATGCCCAAATCAAAGTAATGGGCGAAGGTCATGCATATCCAATGATATCATATAAGCCGTTACAGGTATCATCAGCATTCAAATTATATGCAAAATCACAAGGATTAGATTTTGAAATTTCTAATGAAATTACAAGCCAGATTAAAGAATATGAAAAAGCTTTGAAGAATGCAGAAGATGATATGAAAGATTCTATTGATTTGTATACTTTTGTAGATAAAAAATATAAAAGTTATATAGATGAAAGTAAAAAATATAGAGGAATTATCAATTCAAAGTCTCAAGCTCCATGCGGATATTTGATTTATGATGGTGATATTAAGCGAGAAGTGGGTTTAATTAGGTGTAAATCCGAAGCGACAAAAAAAGAAGTAATAACCACTGTTATTGATGGAATGGTTGCAGAAAACTATAAGTTTGTTAAGAATGATTTACTAAAAGTAGATATTTGGCTTACGATCAATAATATTTTCAAAGAAGCTGGGGTTAAAACTCCTACAGTTCCAGAAATGACAAAACTTATAGAGAATGATAAAAAAACATGGGACGTATATTCTAGTGGTTATACTCTTGGAATTAATCAGTGTGAATCTTCATTTGGTGTGCAATGTTGTAAAAAATATAAGCCACAAAATATGATGGAATTAACATCTTTAGTTGCTGCTTTAAGACCAGGATTTAAAACACAGCTTAATAATTTTTTAAATAGACTACCATATACAACAGGAGTTACAGAGTTAGATAATCTTTTAAAAGATTCTTTTCACTATATGATGTACCAGGAATCTATTATGACTTATCTTGGATGGCTTGGAATTGAACAAACAGAGACATATGCTATTATCAAGAAAATAAGTAAAAAGAAATTTAAGGAAAAAGAATTAGCAGAATTAAAGGCTAAACTACTTAAAGGATGGGTTAAAAATGTTGGTAGTGAAAATGGTTTTGAAAAAACTTGGGAGATCATAGAAGCCGCATCAAAATATTCCTTCAATGCATCTCATGCTTTGAGCTACGGTTTTGACTCTGTATATGGAGCATATTGTAAAGCTCATTACCCATATGAATTTTATGCCGTAATGATGCAACATTATTCAGATAAAGGTGATAAGGATAAAGTTTCCGCATATAAAAAAGAAATGTTTGAATATGCAAAAATACGAGTTGGATCATATAAATTTGGATTAGATAACCGTAAATTTTCCATTGATAAGAATAATGGATGTATAAATCCATCTCTATCGTCTATTAAAAATTTCTCAACAGCAATTGCAAATACATTATATGAGCTAGGTAAAGGCAGTTATTCTAACTTATCTGATTTATTTGTATGCCTTAAAACAAATGGCATTGCCGATAGCAGAATAAAAGATCTTATTAATATTGATTATTTTTCAGACTATGGTGATATTAAATATCTTCTAAACTATTTTGATGTTTTCATGAAATTTTATAAGAATAAGAAATATCTATCACAATTTAAAAAAGATAAAGCGTTTGAATTTGGAATTGATTTTGATGTTCTTAGAAAGCATTGTGGTTCAGAAACAGTGAAGACTTTTATGAGAATTGATTCAAAGGCTATTATAGATGAATTAGCTGGGAATTTTGACGGAAAAGTTTCTTTAAAAGAGAAGTTATTATCAAGATACGAAGTTTTGGGCTATATGGATATAGTCGATAAAAAATATGCTGGTTATTGTTTTGTAGAAGACTTAAATGTTGATTACTCTCCAAAGGTAAAACTTTATGCTCTTGCCAATGGAAATACAATTCCAGTAAAAATTAGTAAGAAAATTTTCAAACAGAATCCTGTTAAACGTGGAGATATTGTAAAAGTTACAAATCAACATAAAGAACCAAAAAAGAAAAAGATTGATGGACAATGGCAAAAGATAGATGAACAAGAATGGTGGGTTACTGAATACCAAATTTGTTAGGAGTTTAAATGAAGCAATATTATACAGATAAAAAATATAAAGAATTATTATCACATATGGTAATTTTGGTTGATTCTAGGGAACAGAATAATAAAAGTGTTATAGACTGGTTTGACCGAAATAAAATTCGGTGGAAATCAAAAGCATTGAAAACAGGTGATTATGGATTAATGATTGAGAGTTGCCCTGAATTGGGCTTCTCAATTGACACATATTTTAGTGATGAATTATGCATTGAAAGAAAAAATTCTGTAAGTGAGTTAGCTGGAAATATCGCAAATGCATCGAAAGATGATGATAGGATTTTCAAAGAGTTTAATCGCATGATTAATGTAGAGAAAAATTATCTCCTAATAGAGAATGATAATATAGAAGATATTTTTACAGAAAATTATAAATCAAAACTAAATCCAACATCTTTTTTAAGAACGTTATTGACATGGCAAAATCGTAATAAAATGCACATTTATTTTATTAAAAGAGAATATATGGGTAGGATAATCTATGAATTATGTAAGAATTGTTTAGATTCAAAAATCTTAAAATAGGTGATTAAAATGAAAATCATAACACGACTATTAACAAAGAATCTTACAAAAGTACCTCTCTTATGGGTTACCTTCAATATGCAGAAATATAAGAAGTATGGTAAGAAAAATTCCTGTATGTGTCACATTCACCCATCCTTAAAAAATGATGAATATGTTATCGCAACAATGAGTGAATTATGTGATTACATAAGAGAGAAATATAATATGGAGAAGATTATATGAGAAGAAAAATTCAGTATTGCGAAGATAATGAAACTATCCACAGTTATTATGTTCCACATGAAAGGAATCCTTGTGGGTGTGGATCAAATTTGTATCATTTACAATATGACGGTAAAAATATATACGGAGTATGTAATGCTTGCAAAGAAGATCTTTATATTTACAATGATGATGTTATTCAGGAAAAATTAAATAAGGGAATATGGAGATAAGATGAAAGCAGAATTTCATGGCAAAAATAATACTATATATAGTGTGTTAAATTAAAATAAATACTATATATAGTACGAAGAAAAGAGGTGAACAATTATCATTCCAGAAAAATGTAATAAGTGTGGTTGTGAAGAATTTTACATAAAAGAAAGTGGCACACAGACAGGACTGTATTGTAAGAAATGCAACAAATGGATTAAATGGTTAAGTAAGAAAGAAGTAGCTGATTTCAATAAGTGCAACGTTGCTGATGTACAGCTTGATACAAACGGTAACATTCATGGCAAATTAATTCCTTCTATCGAAGATCGTTTATGGAGATTTGTAGAATTTCTTGATAAGAAAATTGACGAAGAATTACAAAGAGAACCATTATCTCAATCAGATTCTATTGCAAAATGTTCCTATTCACTTGCGTTAGAAAGAGATAAAAATGCTCTGATTAATATTCTTAATGGTAGAGAATTTCATGATATGGGAGAATAAATATGTATAGTAAAGAAAATCCATTAAAACTTAAAGTAATTAACTGTAAAAACTATATTTACATAGCAAATGAAGATTATTTTGGAGTTAAAGACTTAACTAGATACTTATTTGATGGTGAAGTACCAGAGAAAACCAATAAAGATAGATGGTTTAAACTTAATAATATTCCTAAAGTTATAGCCGCAAAACAAGAAGATAAACGCATTAATATTAGGTATGAACTGAAAGCAGGATATACAGCAACAGAACTCATGCCACAGATTATTACACAAGAAATGAAACAGAGTGAAGAATACGATGAAGTAATTGGATTGTATAATTATAAGTACGATACTATTCCAGGAGAATATGAACCAATTGAATTTGAAATTAAAGAAATTTACGCAAGAGAAGATTTTGAGTTTGTTCCCAATGAATATAATGCAAAAACAGATTTACTCACGCAGATCGAATATCCAGAAGAAGCATATCAAGACAAACCTTGTAAACTAGATTGTGATGAAATGTTAAAGATTATAAGAAATTATGTTAAAGCAAATATTGATACTAATGTTGCCGACATCACATCTGATTATGATTTTCATTTTGAAGTAAAAAAGAAAATTGCATTGGCTGATCCATACAATATTTTAATTGATACAAATAATAATCTATTTAGCAAAAGAAAAAGAAAACCTAAGTGGGTTAATCGTATGATTTCACATAAAACAGAAACGATTATTGATTTTAAAAATTCAACATCTATAGATTATGGAAAAGATTGTGTAAAAGCTCCATCTATTATCGGAGAAAATTATCAAGATTTACAAAATAAAGTAGAGAGATACTTATCAGAACTTATGACTCAGATTAATAAAAAATATTGTGAATGTCCTACTTGCAAAGGTTGGGGAATTATAGAAGGAGAATAATATAATGACAAGAACAAAAGTATTTAGTAAAGATTATTTAGTAAATGAACTTGATTTACCTTGGTACAATACTATTTTTGATAGAATTGTAGACACTACTCGATGGTCAATTATCCATGAAATTGTATTTGAAGATAATGGAAAGTTTTACATGACTACATATTCAGAAGGTGCAACAGAATGCCAGGATGAAAGACCTTGGGAGTATGATGATGAGATTAAATGTACAGAAGTAGAACTTAAAGAAATCAAAGTTAAAAAATGGATTCCTGTAGAAGATGAATAAAGAAGTAAAAGACTACGTAATAAGAGTAAAAGAAACTTTAATGAGTAAATATAATATGGATGCAGATAGCGCACGTTTTGATATTATATTTTCACATATGTTTTCTTCATTAGTAAAACCTCCATATGAAGGCATACATAATGACGTAGAAGTTGTTGCGGATAAGATTTACAATGAGTGGATTGAAAGAAGAAGGTGATTATACGAATTATTATATCTCAGATGTGCATTTATTTCATAAGAATGTAACAGCCGAAGGTTCTAACTTCGACAACAGACCATTCAAAACGCTTGAAGAAATGCATGAAACAATTAAAACAAACTGGAATAATACAGTTACCAATGCTGATCATGTTTATATCCTTGGTGACTTAGCGTGGAAAGAGAATGAAGATGTAATCTCATTTGTAAGTAAACTGAAAGGTAACAAACATTTAATCGTTGGCAATCACGATAGAGTGAAAGACCAACGGTACAACCAATTATTTGTAGAAGTTTGTAATTATAAGGAAGTAAAGGATAATATCAATAGCAAAGAATATAATGTAGTTCTTTCACATTATCCATTAGCTTTCTGGAATCATCAACATCATTATAGAAGAGATGGAGAAGAATATAAGGTGTGGAACATTCAATTATATGGTCATGTTCATAATTCAAATGAAGAAACCATCTTTCAAGACTTTATAAAGTCACTGAATGACAAGCACAATATCAAATGTATTGCTAAAAATGTTGGATGTATGATGAAGTATATGGATTATACACCTAGAACATTAGCAGAAATTATTGGAAAGGAAGATATTAAATGCCAGTAAGCAATGATAACTTTTATAAACCAGAAGAAGCTCTACACGAATTGCAAGTACAAGAAACTATTCTTAAAACAGCCATTGACGTACAAGTTGTATTGAGGATTTTAGTTGATAAAGAGATAGTAACCCGTGAAGAAGTGCAGAAATATAGAGAAGAAGTAAGTAATAGTCCTAAATATAAAATCGTACTTGATGATATTAAAAGACAAAAAGTAGGATTCCAAGCAGCTAAAGATAATCCTCAAGAATATCTACAAGCATTATTGAGAGCAAAAATGAATGGAGATATTAAATGAAAGATATTTTAGGAAGAGAGCTACAAGACGGGGATATTTGTGTTGGAAAAGGCACTGGACGTAATGTAATTGGAATGTCAATTGGTGTCTGGTATGGTAATTCAATGACTGATGAAGATGGATGTAAACGACATATGAGAGATCTATTTAAGGTTGTAAATCCTTCTGATGATGAACTTGAGATTGCAAATGAAATTAAAAGTAGACTACGAGAACAGGAAGAAGAGAAAGAAAAGAAGAGACAAATTAAAACTATTCCATTGAAAGATTTAGTTGTTGGTGGAATATATAAAGGCATCAATGGAGAATATTATCTATATTTGGGAAATAAAATTGTTTCTAATGAATATAGAGACGCATTAATGGAAGAAAAGGGTAATTGTTTTATTCATATATCAAATGCAAATATGGAATTAAAAAGAATGTTTAATTCGACAGATATTGAGGTTTTAAAAGGATGTAAAAAATTAGTAGAACATATAAAAACTGTAGAATTAAAAAAATTCCCAATAATAATTGAGTCCTGTTCTCCGCTTGATTACAAAAGAAAACTTACAATAAGATGAAAGAACTGTTTCAAAGGATGTCAATATGAGAGATAAGAATAGAATACCAGAATTTACAAAAGAACTAGAAAGAATATGGATGCAATGCTATCCAGACTTACGATTTGGTCAGTTGATGATGAACTTTTTAAATTATGTTGCACTTGAACATAAGCGAGATCCATTCTTTCCAGAAGAATCAGAGATGTTAAAGTATCTGAAAGAATATGCAAAGAAAAGTCCATATTATAAGGAGAATAAATGAGTAAGAAGAATTATAAATATGTTCCTTGTGTGAAATATGGTGATAATAGCGGATGGATGGGAGATAAATTCTCTACTATGCAAAAGGCATGGGATTATCTCATGGAATATAAAAAGAAATATGATACAAGTAACAATGTTGTATTTATAGGTGTCATCAAATGTAAGAAAGATGAAAACCCATTTACACGAATTGTTGATATTGGAATAAGGAGTTATAACGCATGGGAGTAGTAAGTAGATATGAACATATTGAAAAGATGAAAGATTTAATACAGGAACTAAATAATGCTTCTGTTGCATATTATACAAGTACACCAATTATGTCTGATTATGACTGGGATAAAAAATATGAAGAATTACAGATGTTGGAAAATCAAGAAAATATCATCTTCCCAAACAGTCCTACTCAGAATGTTGGATATACCGTATCAGATAAATTGAATGAGGTTAAACTTGATCATTTGATGCTATCACTTGACAAGACAAAATCTATTAACGATTTGAAACAATTTGCAGGAAATAAACAGTGTATTGTATCTGTGAAATGTGATGGTCTTAGTACGACATTAAAGTATATTCATGGAGAATTAGTAAGTGCTGTTACCAGAGGTAATGGCTATGAAGGTACAGATGTTTTCCAAAATATATTGACAATCAAGAATATCCCAAAGAAAATTCCATACGATGATGAACTAATTATTGATGGGGAAACTATTATTGGATGGGACACATTCAATAAAATTAATGAAAGCATTAAAGATGCAGATAAAAAATATAAACATCCAAGAAATCTTGTGTCTGGATCATTACTTTTATTAGATAGTAAAGAAGCTGCACAAAGAAATATGCGATTCATTGCATGGCGTGTTATTAAAGGATTTGAACATAAATCTGTTTATGAAGATTTGCTAAATGCAGAAAAATGTGGATTTGAAAGAGTTCCAATGATTCCATATATAGGATGTGAAAATACTCAAACTGTATTAGATACAATTAAAGATGTTGCTGATGCAAACAATATTCCATATGACGGTGCAGTAATGACATATGATGATTACGATTATGGAGAATCATTAGGTAAAACTGATAAATTCTTTAGACATTCCATTGCATATAAATATGAAGATCAATTATATGAAACTATACTAAAATATATTGAATGGAATACTTCTAAGACAGGATTGATTAATCCAGTAGCAGTATTTGAACCTATTGATTTAGATGGCGCAATTACAACCAGAGCTACATTACATAACATTTCTTATATCAAAAAATTATCTCTTGGTATCGGTGACAGAATCAGAGTATATCGCTCAAATAAAGTTATCCCAAAAGTACATGATAGTATTGATAAATCAAATAATTTTACAATTCCTGAGAAATGTCCTATTTGTGGTGGAGAAACTAAAATTGTGAAAGAAAATGATTCGGAAGTTCTTATGTGCATGAATGATGATTGTCAAGGTAAGTTATTAGGTAAACTTTGTCATGCGGTAAGTAGAAATGTACTGGATATTGACGGATTATCAGAAGCCACACTTGAGAAATTTATTTCTCTTGGATGGTTAGATTCTATTAAGAGTATTTATCATTTATCTGATTATAAGGGTAAGATGTATAGCCTTGAAGGATTTGGTAAAAAATCAGTAGATAAATTGTTAGAATCTATTGAAAAAAGCGGAGAAACTACACTTGACAGGTTTATTTATGCGCTTTCCATACCTATGATTGGTAAAAGCGCAAGTAAAGATATTGCTAAACATTTCAAATATAACTTTGATGAATTTTATCATTGTTTCTCTTGTGGATATGGATATTTTTGGAATCTTAAAGTAGATGGTATTGGTGTAGTTGCAAGTAACAATATTCAAAAATTTGCTGTAACACATGCGGATAAAGTTTTTGAGTTAAGTAAAGAATTCACATTTAAAATTCCTGATGAATCTAACCATAATCAAAATATTCTACAAGGGAAAACATTTGTTATTACAGGATCATTAGAGAAATACAGTAATAGAGACGAACTGAAATCTATTATTGAGTCAAATGGCGGTAAAGTATCTGGTTCTGTATCTGCTAAGACATTTGCGTTAATTAATAATGATATTGAATCTTCTTCCAGTAAGAACAAGAAAGCAAAATCATTGGGAGTGCAAATTATCAATGAAGAACAATTTATAAATCTTTTAAAAGGAGAATAAGATGGGAATTTTTAATTTTGATGTAGCACATGGATATAACAAAATATTTGGAGTTATAAGAGTAAAAACAAAAGAAGAAGCTATTAACAAAATACAAAACGGCGATTGGAACGAAACAATTGATATATACCAAGATGAATTTGATGAACCAGTAGAAGATTATGACATTATTGATATTTGGGAGGATTGATATATGATTGAATTTAAAGTTTGCCTAAAGAGTACAGACGATGCAAATAAATTTGTACAAAGAAATTACAAATTTAAAGATTATGACGGGGACTATATTTTTGGACGGTATATCATTGATTTCTGTAGTATTCTCGGAGTTCTTAGTGTAGGCATTGGTAAACCATGTAAAGTTATTTATCATTGTGACAATGTAAATTTATGTAATAAATACAAAGAAGCAGTAAAAGAATGGATTGTGGAGGAATAATACATGACAAGAGCAGATTTATTATTGGTAAATGATATTCGTAACATTTTTGTAAATGGAACAAAAGACGAAAATCCTCGTCCAAAATATGAAGATGGTACACCTGCCTATACATATTTTGTAAACCACGTTGTAAGAACTTATAACCTTCAAACAGAGTTTCCAATTTGTACATTGCGTCCTATTGCATGGAAGAGTGCCATTAAAGAATTGTTATGGATCTATCAAGATCAGAGTAGTTCATTACATTTATTAAAAGATAAATATAATGTTAATTATTGGGATGCGTGGGAATCTAAAGATATTCCAGGAACGATAGGTGTTAGATACGGAGCAACGGTAAGAAAACATAATCTTCTTAACAATTTAATTACTGACATTAAAGAAAATCCATATGGACGTAGACATATTATGTCTTTATGGCAAGAAGAAGATTTTAAAGAATCAGACGGACTAATGCCATGTGCATTCCTTACTATCTGGAATGTAAGAGGTGAATATCTTGATATGTGTCTTATTCAAAGAAGTGGAGATATGATTACTGCTAGTGGTGCAGGTGGAGTTAATGAAGTACAGTATGCTTGTTTACAGATGATGATTGCAAAAGCTACTGGATATAAAGCAGGTAAGTTTACGCACTTTGTAGCGAATGAGCAGATTTATGATCGTCATATTGATACTGCGAATGAACTTATCAATAGAGCAGATGCGCATAAACTTAAGATTTCTACATCTAATAGACATTATGATTATGAATTTGAACCAGTCAAAATGAATTTTAATCCTAAGTCTGATAATTTCTATGATTTCTCAATCGAAGATTTTTCCCTTGAAAATTATAACCCGATTAAACCAAATTTAGTTCTTCCATTAGGTATTTAATATGGAGAATATTAGTATACCAAAAATTAAAAATGGAACTTTATTACGATTAGGTAATGATAAATATTCTTTAACAATTAAAGTAGACAAACATCTAAATTGGTTTCAGAAAATGATGTATAAAATTTGTTTTGGAATGATTGCTACTGACTATACAGAAGAATAGGAGAGTGATTATTATACATACAGTATATTGTGTATTAGGAAGAACAGGATCAGGCAAATCAACTGTGACAAAAGAAGCAACAAAACGATTGAATATGAGCATCTTGCGTTCATATTCAACTAGACAATATCTACGACAAGGTGAAACAAAAGAAAATTCAGACCATATATTAATTTCACCAGATGAAATAGAGAAATATCGTAATGATATGATTGCCTATACTGATAGAGTAGGATATTGTAGCTTTGCAACAAAACAACAACTCTTAGATAATGACTTCTACATTATCAATCCCACAGGATATTACGAATTAAAACTTAAAACAAAAAATATGAATGTTGAATTAGTAACCATTATGGTTAATGTTCCATACAATGACTTACGGCAAAGAGCAAAGAAACGTGGAGATTATGACGCTTGGCAAGCTAATTACATCAAAGAAAGTGAAGAATTTTCCAATTTTGAGAAATCTCATCTGGTTGATTATTTCATTCTAAATGATAGAAGCATCGAAGAATCAGTTGCAAAAATGGTACGCATAATCAATAAAGATAAATTAAAACGAGGTATCACAGATGAGAAATGATATTAAAACACTATATGTTGATTTTGATGGAACGTTAGTTGCTACCATAGATGCGATTGTTGATTTATATAATGAAGATTTTCAATACTACAAGAAATTCCATTATGTAAATTGGTGGACTGTTGATACTTGGGGATTTGAAGAATGTAATTGTGCTCAACCTGGATATATTGATTTGTACTTCAATCAGCCAAGATTCTTTGAGAGATTACATTTCATGCCTTGGGCTGAACGTGCAATCAATGAGTTATCTGAATATTATTCTATTAAAATTGTGTCACATGGATATTCACCTAATCTTAAACAAAAAGAGGAATGGATTAAGAAAAGATTTCCAAATATAGAATTTATTGGTGTGAACCTTAAAGAACATTCTGACAAGTCACATATTGATATGAGTGATGGATTGTTCATTGATGATAATGCGAAAAATCTTGTGACATCTAATGCAAAAGAAAATATTTGTTTTGGTAGAACATATAGCTGGAATACAGATTGGACAGGTACAAGATTACAGAATTGGGCTGAAATTAGACAATATCTGCTAGGGATTGGGAAAGAGGTGACTTTGGAGAAGTGATTATTAGTAGCGGAGAGCTAGTACGAGAGTTAAGACGTATTGGGGATAATTTTATCACTGTTGAGGTTGATAATAGAGAATATGTAATTGATATGATTTCACACAAACCAAACTGTGCTGACTCATTATGTACACATCTTGTTTTGAGATGTAAAGATGGTGGCAACGGTGAAATCAAAAGAATTTATTCATAAATAGTGGAGATATTGGTTGATAGGTTGCATCTTGTAGATAAAGATAATGTGCTAAGTATAAATCTGATATTACTATTTTCAGAAAAACATTGTAATTATGACTATTAACAAATTATGTAAATATCTCCACTACAGATATTATAACACGAAAAAAGAGAAAATAAATATATACGAGAAAAATAGTAAAGGAAGATAAGAAAATGACAGAAAACGAGAAGAAACTACTTGTGGAACTTATTTGCAATGAACAAACCCATATGATTATCAAAGATCATACCAGTTATGATACTGATGAATATAAAGAATTAGAAGCATTGAAAATTAAGGTTAAAGATATGTGAGGTGGTGGTTATTATGAGTGCAGTTATTGTCGGAGTTGGAGCTTTTATCATTGCGTGTTTGCTTGTAATTGCGTATATGTGCTTGTGTTTGGCAGTTTCAACGAAAGATAGAGAAAAGATCGAAAATGAACTATTTAATAAGAGATTTGGTAAAGGAGATAATGAATGATTAGAATTATCAAAAAAGATGGAACTTTAGAAGATTTTGATGAACAAAAAATTGTAAACGCTTGTGACAAAGCTGCAAGACGAGCAATGTTTGAATTTTCAGAAAATGATTATTCTATTATTCTAAATGATGTCTGGCAAAAAATTGAGGAATTATATGAAGACGATTCTAATATTGAAATTTATGATATGCACAATATTGTAGAATCTGTACTTGAAGAAGATTTTCCAGTTGTTGCAAAAATGTACAAAGAATATAGAAATTATAAAAAAGACTTTGTTCATATGATGGACAAGGTATATGAAAGAAGTCAGGCTATTAGATATATTGGAGATAAAAATAATGCCAATACAGATAGTGCATTAGTAGCAACCAAAAGAAGTTTAATTTACAACGAATTAAGTAGTCAATTATATAAGAAATTTTTCTTAACACATGATGAAAAGCAAGCTATGAAAGATGGATATATTTATATTCATGATAGAAGTGCAAGACTCGATAGTTTCAATTGCTGTTTGTTTGATATTGGATCAGTTATGAAGAATGGATTTGAAATGGGAAATATTTGGTATAATGAGCCAAATTATCTGGATACTGCTTTTGATGTTATGGGAGATATTATTTTATCAACGGCTGCACAACAATACGGAGGATTTACTGTACCAGAAGTAGACAAGATTTTAGAACCATATGCAGAGAAAAGTTATGATAAATATTTTAATGAATATTTAGAAATTTGCGAAGATGTAAATGGTATTATTCCAGAAGTAATGGATTTTAGATGTGAAAAAGCATGTGAATATGCCACTGAAAAAGTGGAACGTGACTTTGAACAGGGATGGCAAGGGATAGAATATAAATTAAATAGCGTTGGATCAAGTCGAGGCGACTATCCGTTTGTGACAATGACTATAGGACTTGCAACAAGTAAATTTGGTAAAATGGCTGCAATTACATTATTGAATGTTCATAAAGAAGGTCAAGGTAAAAACGGATTTAAACGTCCTGTATTATTCCCTAAAATCGTATTTCTTTATGACAAAGATTTACATGGAGATGGTTCTGAAAAATATACTAGTGCAGATGTATTTAATGCAGGAATTGAATGTAGTGCAAAAACAATGTATCCAGATTGGTTGTCATTAACAGGTGATGGATATGTAGCAGAAATGTACAAAAAATATAAACGAGTGGTTAGTCCTATGGGTAAGTGCAAATCAGCCCATGTAAAACGGTATTTAACTGTTTGCTTAACAGGTGTGGCGTAAGCTGCTAACAGATAGGTCTATAGGAGAAGAAATTCGATTGTACTATAGATGAAGCTGTGCTTCTTAAAAGAAGTTAATCGACTATCGGTGATGAGTGTAGCCGAGTAGAAACAGAGATAAGCACTGTTTCCAAAGATACCGCCCAATGACGAGACTTAGGACACCTCTGAGGGAAAAGCTAGTCAGTGCGTATGGTGACATACGATTAACATGTGTAGAGCATTTCTTTCACCTTGGTATGAAAAAGGTGGAATGCATCCAGTAGATGAAAATGATAAGCCTGTCTTTGAAGGAAGATTCAATCTTGGTGTAGTTAGTCTTCATCTCCCGATGATTCTCGCTAAAGCAAGAAGGGAATCTAAAGATTTCTATGAAGTTCTTAATTATTATCTTGAAATGATTCGTAATCTCCATAAACGTACATATGAATACATTGGTGAATTAAGAGCAAGTGTAAATCCTATTGCGTTTTGTGAAGGTGGATTGCTTGGTGGTCATTTAAAACCAGACGATAAAATTAAATCATTATTACCACCAATGACATTAAGCTATGGAATTACAGCGTTAAACGAATTTCAAAGACTATATAATGGTAAGTCTATCAGAGAAGATGGAGAATTTGCATTAGAAGTAATGAAGTATATCAATAATTATACAAATAAAATCAAGGAAGAAGATCATTTACTTTATGCAATTTACGGCACTCCCGCCGAGAGTTTATGCGGATTACAAATTAAACAGTTCCGTAAGATTTATGGAATTGTAGAAAATGTATCAGATAAAGAATATGTAAGCAATAGCTTTCATTGCCATGTATCAGAAAATATGAACCCTATTGAAAAGCAAGATAAAGAAGGAAGGTTCTGGAATTATTTTAATGGTGGGAAAATTCAATATTGCAGATATAATCTTGGATATAATAAAGAAGCTATTAAGACATTGGTGTTAAGAGCAATGGATAAAGGCTTCTATGAAGGTGTAAATCTTGCTATGTGCTATTGTGAAGATTGCGGTTATCAACAAGTTGAAATGGATGTATGCCCTAAGTGTGGAAGTAAAATGATTACTAAAATTGATCGAATGAATGGTTATTTAGGATTCACAAGAGTACACGGGGAAACAAGATATAATGAAGCAAAAAATGCAGAAATTAAAGACAGGGTGAGTATGTAATATGAATTATCATAATATAACATATCCAGATCAAAACAATGGTGATGGATTAAGAATTGTATTATGGGTGGCAGGTTGTGAACATCATTGTACAAATTGTCAAAATCAGCAAACGTGGAGTCCCCAAAGTGGGATTCCATTTGATAAAAATGCAATGAATGAAATACTAAATGAGTTAAAAAAAGACTATATTAGTGGAATTACATTCAGTGGCGGTGATCCTTTACATCCTAAAAATGTACAAAATGTTCTGAAAATCGTGGATGAAATTCGAGTTTCATATCCCACTAAAAATATCTGGTTATACACAGGATATACATGGGAACAGATTATGCATCCAGTTATAACCGATATTAACTCTGAACAACTTAAAATGCTACAAATGCGTAAAGAATTAGTTAGTAAATGTAATGTACTTATAGATGGAAGATATGTCGATGAACTCAGAGATATATCTCTACATTGGAGAGGCTCATCTAACCAGAGAGTTATTAATGTACAAGAAACATTGAAACAAAAACAAATAGTATTATGGGAGTCTTAATTGACTCCCGTACAAAAGGAGAAAATTCTTATGGTAGAACCCAAAACATATCGTGTAAAACAACCAATTAGAGATAGAGATTTTGTATCTAATAATTTCAGAGTAACCCCAACTCAATATATACTAAACAAATCGTTATACACAGAGGAAATCATTCTTAATCTTACCGTAGATAAAGAAGATTATTTCGTATCAACAAATGTACGATATGCAAACGGTACGTTATTTGCACCATTCTATAATCCAGATGATAGAGGTAATAATAAACTCTACAAAAAAGTAGTAAAAGCGTACAACAAATTCATGAGTAATATGAAAGACATTTTTGAGGAAGTATTAGAGAATGAAGACTATTAATAAGGGAGATATTGTGTATTACACACGAGTATTTCCAGAAACAGGTACATATGATTTGTGCGATTTAGTTGTGAGAACTGTTATGGATAATTGGTTCTGTGGTGTAGATAAGAAAGACAAACGTGCATATCTGTTAGGGTTCAATGAGATAGATTAAAATGTATTTGATAATCGTTCAATTGCTCTTAAAAGAATACACAATGCAGAACAAAAATATCCGCAAATAAACGGAGAAACATATTATGAGGAATATTAAAAATAACGTTGACTTAGAGTGGAATGTATTTGTTCCTGATATAAATAAAAGAAAAATAAAAGTATTTAATATCTTTAATCATATCAGTTACAAACAGGAAATTGTCGAATTATTAAATCGCAGAGACGATTACACACTGGAAGAATTTAGAGAAAAAGTTAAATTATCAACTATGTATTATTATTGGTGTAAATGCGAATGGGAGATTCTAATTGCTCCTTTGATTGGTGATTTTAATAAAGAATCTGTCAAAATAGACATATATAAACAATTAGAAATAAATTGGAATCACTACATAAAATATTTATGGGAGATATAAATTTATGCTTAAATACTATATACCAATAACAGAAGTGCGGATTAATTCTATTAAACCATTCGATATAAATTTATACGCACATAAGATATCTGAAAGTCATCCAGGCACAGACGTAATCAAGATCAACTGGGATAACGCAGAAGAAGAAATTCAAAAACTTGGTTTGTGCCTTCCATTTGGAATTACGAAGCGAAGAAAAGGATTAAAGTTATTCTTTTGGAATGATTTATTCACAAACGTTAAGCAATGGAAAGAATATTTAGATATAGAAATTAAAACATCTTGGAGAGAATATAAACCTACAATTAAAGAAATTATGGACTTCAAAGACAGTGATAAATCTATTCAATATCTTGTTGAACGTGGTCTTAATGTAAGTTTATTAATAGAATAATTATAACAAATTACATACACAAAGGAGATTGTTAATGGCAAAAAGAGTTGCAAAATTTGAAAAAGTTACATACAGACAGTTTGAAAAAGATTGGCTTGACACATTCGATATTCCTGAATTAGATACATCAACCAGACGTGAGATTGAGAGTATTTACGGAGCAATTACACTACCAAAAAGAGCAACAAAAGGTAGCGCAGGATATGACTTTGTAAGTCCTCTGACATTCACTTTAAAGCCTGGCGAAACTATTAAAATTCCTACTGGAATCAGATGTGGAATCAATACTGATTGGGTGCTGAAATGTTATCCTAGAAGCGGCTTAGGATTTAAATATCGTTTACAGCTAGATAATCTCGTAGGTATTATCGACAGTGATTATTTCTATTCAGATAACGAAGGTCATATCTTTGCAAAACTTACAAATGATTCTAAAACAAATAAAATTGTTACCGTTAGACGTGGAGATGCATTTATGCAAGGTATTTTTGTAGAGTATGGAATCACAGAAGATGATAAAGTAGAAACTTCTCGTAATGGTGGATTTGGCAGTACAGATAAGAATAAAAAGGAATGATTTGAATGTCTGATTTAGAAGAAATGTTAACACCTATGGATATCATGAATCACCTAAAATTAGGAAGAAATAAGACATATGCACTTATTAAATTGAACAGTTTTCCTAAAATCAAAATAGGAAATACATACCGTATTCCTAAAGATAAGTATATAAAATGGGTGTCCAACAACATAAAAAATACAATATATTTATAATAAAAATGGGAGCTATATCATGATGATATGCTCCCTTATTTTAGTTTATAACAATAGATTTATTGCTTCTGATTTATGCTTATTCATAATGTGTAAATAAATATTATAAGTTGTAGATACATCATCATGACCAAGAATTTCTGATATAACTTTAATGTCCACGGGCTTATTTTCTTCCCAACCTTTTTGTAATAACATTGAACCAAATGAGTGTCTTAAATCGTGAAGTCCAAACCCATCAGCATTTATTTCTGATCGTGTTAATATGGCTTTCAGAGTTCTTGTTAATGTAGATTGAGATGGTGGTATGTTGTTTTTGGTGACAAATATTTCATCATCATTATCTGCGCTTTTCCCAGGTTCAATTGATTTCAAATATAATAATTGTTCTTTTGCAACAGTAGACATAGGAATTATTCTAATAGATGCTGGTTTCTTTGGGATATCAACTACCCATTGATACTTGTCATCTATTTTTATGCGTTCCATTGTTTTATTAATGTTAATTGTATTATGCTCAAAATCTATATCTTTCCATGTAAGCGCATATGCTTCACCTACTCGCATCCCAGTATATAATATAATCAAACAAAATCTTGCATTTCTACCGTAAATAAAATCACCTGTTTTCACGCCTGCAATTGTTTCATCTGCTTTCATTAATGCAACTTCTTTAAATCTATCGGCTTGCTCTAATGACAAAAATGAATGCTCTTTCTTTTGTACAGCATAATTAGTTTTATGTGGCATTCTAACACCATTCGTAGGATTTGATGTCATTATATTTACGGATATCAAATAATTAAATACAGTGTTGAGTAATGTTCTTGTCTTTTTGACGGTGCTTTCTGAATATTTTTTTGATAACTCAACATAATAATTTTGTATCAATATAGAATCTATTAATCCCATTTGCACCTCTGAAATTTTATTTGTCTTAATATAACATCTGTTTGTAGCTTGTAATGTGGCGTAGTTATTTGCTTTAAATGTTGACTCAAGTGAAGTAAGAACACTATCAATGCAATCGCCTAATGTCATTTTTAAATAATCTCTATTTGTGATATGCATAGTTTTTGATTCAAACTCTTGAACTTTACGTTTTACATCTGCCTTTGTCCGACCAGTAAATTCCTTTCGTGAACTCATGCCATCATATTTTTTTCGATACCTTTGATAGACTATTCCTTTTTTAGTAACAGTGTCCCATGATCCAGTTCCTTTTTCTCTCCTAGATATTGTCAT